CCCAGGCTGATGGTCGAGTAGCCGCCGAAGAGCAGTTTGTCGATCTTCTCGCCCTTCTTCAGGCGGGCCAGTGCGCCATGCTGCCAATGAATAGGGCTCATATCAGAAATGGTACCGAGCAACCGCTTATGACGAGCCTGCAATGCTCGATGGCAGATATCCAGTCGTTCATCAAAGATTTTCCAGAATGCGTTCACATCCCTACCAGAGCTACATGCCACGTCCACCAGATTGATAGTGACGACACCCTGATTGAACCGGCCATAGTATTTCTGACCCTTGACCCAGTTTCCTGCATTTGCCACATTTTCAGTAGTTCGATCAGGAGTAAGGAACGAACGGCACCCCATACTTGTCCACACACCGCCTTTGAGCTCCTTCATAACCTTTGCAGAAATATAATCAGGAACCATACGTTTTGCGGTACACTGCGCTGCCAACTCAGTCAAGTGATAATATTTAGAATCCGGATGAATATTATCCTCATCAAGAACATAAATCAGCTTCGGGAATGCAGGAGTAACATACACCCCGACTTCATTTTTGACACCTTTGATACGCTGTTTTAACATTTCTTCGACAATGACAGCCAAGTCATCACGAGTCTGACCTGCAGGAACTTCGTCCAGATACATGAAGACGGTGATGAAGGGGGCCTGACCGTTGGTAGTCATAAGAGTGATAACCTGGTACTGAATTGTCTGGACACCACGAGAAATCTCAGCCCTTAGACGACGATTTACAATACGGTCGATAGCTTCCTGTGAGGGCATTTTTTCGATATCATCATTCTGAAGCATCTCATAGAATTCGTTATGAACTTCTGCTGTAATCTTCTTACGGGAGACATCCACAAAAGGAGCCAGATGAGACAGCGTAATGCTCTGGCCACCGTACTGGTTGGAGGCGACCTGCGCGATGATCTGGGTCGCGATGTTGCAGGCGGTGGAGAAACTGTGGGGCTTATCAATGCCAGTACCAGAAATAACAGTGCCGTTCTGAAGCATATCTTCCAGGTTGACCAGGTCACAGTTGCCTGTTACAATACCGCCATCCAGTGTAAAAGAATGAGTTTCAGGTTCTTCAACACACCAAGCATCATATTCAATTTCAGGTCGATACGGCGTAATCTTTTTCACAGACCACAAATTATTCGCAATTTGATACTTTCTGAAGCGGAACTCAATTAGTCGTGCCTCTTTCTTAAAGTTCGTATCACGAACGACTTCTGATTCGCTTGATACATAAAATCCTGCAACAGAAGAAATATCACGAATCATTTCCGCCACACGATCATCAGAAGTTGCAACTTTATTGGCTTTTACTGCACCATCGGCAGCATAAAATCCTTCAAATAGATGCTGCTTCCCTTTTATATCTAAGAACCGCCACGCTTTTGCGTTCAGGAAATCTTGTTTAAACGCGCCCCTGTGTAAAACATAAGCATCACCATGATAAGATTCTGGATATGTAACGGTGTCTCCGGCTTTTACAAAATTGTCTGCGTATCTAATTTTGTTGCCACATAGACGAATTGTAGTATAGTCATTTTTCTTATCGAGACCATCTCCAATTGCAAATCCTGTTGCCCATGCCTGATAATCTTCTTTTGATTCCATTTCGTACTTAGAAAGCTCAGGAAGCATGGCTAATGTCATTCCTTCTTTTAATTCAGTGGTTACAGAACCATCATTCAGCAACCATCTGTGGTTTGCCGTGCAGAAGACATGTTTAACAGACCGACCTGCCTGAAGCATAACGTCTTGCATTTTTTGTTTTCCATACCTTTTTACGGTAGCGGTGTGCCATTTGCCATCAGAACCGACAACTTTCACTGTTTCACCGTTATTGAAATCTCGAAATTCTTTTACGCCACTGTCAGTCACAAAGCGAGTATTGCTTTTAAAGCAGTTGTGCATGTGCTGAGCAAAATAATCTGCATCATGGAAGTGAATCAAACCATCTTCATGTGCCTTGACGATTTCTGGGTCGAGTAACAAACGAGCAGTCAGATCCTTTGATACCTCACCGGCCATGTAGTCGCGCTGCACACTGTTGACGGTGGGATTCTTATTACTGTTCTCCTGATTGATCGAATCATTCTTAGCGTCGATGATTTCAAGGATGCTGGCATTTGTCTTTTCCTTGTCGCGAATTTCCTGACGGAGCTTTCGCCAGTGGCTATAAGATTCAGCTACATCAGCAAAAGGACTTGCTTTCAACTGCTCAATAACGATATCCTGAATCTGCTCTACAGAAAGAGTATCTGGCATCTCGGCGATACGATCCGCAATTGCATTCGATACACGAGAATCAATACCGCCGGGAGTGGTGGTCATCGCCTTTTCAATCGCATTTACGATCTTAGACTTGTCGAACGGAGCTTTTACGCCATTGCGTTTAATTACATACTCCATACTCCATCACCTCCAAATCAATAGTAGCGCTGTTCGTTCATCATTTTCACGGCATAATCTTCATACCAACGAGCCTTCTTCTCGTCCTGCTCTGCGGTTGCACCGGGTTTAGAGCCGTCACGGAAGCGATATTTGTAGGCATTGCAAATACAGAACCAGCGAACGGCTTCGTCGCCAAACAGCTTACGCATATTCTCGATGCACTCGGTGCCATGATAGTGAGCAGGGCCATTCACATACTCATACTGCGACGAATCAGACTTGGTATCTTCTTCAATCGGGTGCGGCCAGTCAGGATGTTCGTCTTCCTCACAGGCACAGCTGTCATCATCCTTTTCGTCTCGGTCATCCAACTCTGCGAACTCGCAGTTATCACAGTCGCCATCACACTCGTCGGTATCATCCTCATCGTCATCATAATGGCAGATGCAATCGCCATCGTCCGTCATCTCTGCGCAATCGCAATCTTCGCAATTATAGTCGCAATCAGCATCGTCCATGTCGATGTCAACCAGGCTTACACTATAGGCAAGATCATTCGGGCCAAGGGTGTCGTACTCAGAAACATCAAGATCCTTTGCCAAAAGTTTCAGACAGTCATAATCCATCTTCTTCAAATCTTTAAAGTCGAGACGCCCCATACGATGGCCACGCTCGTCTCGCTCTCCAGTCTCAAGCACTTCGACACAGTTTTTAGGAGTTTCGTCCTCTTCGTCCGGGCAGTCAACATTGTCACCATTTACCTTGTTTAACAAGATGTCCGACGTAACATTTGTATAAATTTCGTGATGGTTTTTATACATGTCAGCCACCAATGGATGAAAAGCAGAAATGCTTACGTCAGCGCTCTCATCAATCAGAAAACGCATCCACTTCTTAGCATCAAAGATCCGAAGAGCTTTTTCATTCAATTCATGATAAGAATTTGCCTGTGCCAAAATCAGTGGAGTCGGAAAACCATCCAAAGCATAAATCAGTCGCAGCTTCCCATTTTCATTCAAGACATCGCAATTATCGACATTCATAGCGGCCTTCATAGTTTCAGTAATATTCATTATGTACTCTCCTTACTTTTCTACAGGTTTATATACATCTGCCAGTTTTGGGTGACGCCCACAACAGCGATTACCTTCAGGACAGAACGGATACTTGGGATTTGACTCACAGGACGGAACCATCCATGCAGCGAGTTCAGGACAAACAACAGCAACCTGTTCTTTAATTAACTGAAACATCGACCGGATTTCACGTTGGGCACGAGTGCAGAGACGCAAATGACTCATTTCAATCAGCGACCGAGCATTGATGGTGACATAGAACTCAGTGCAACACGCATTTGGCAGCACCGCACGAGCGTCTTCATTGGCAGCACCGAGATTTTTAAGCAGCTTGTAATCATTAGCGATATTACTCATCATATCGTCAAATACATCTCCGCCATGCTGTTCATCAAATGGATTGACATAATTAAAATTGTCCTCCGAGCAGTAACGCTGGCTGCGCACGCTCAGACTGATATGCCGATGACGACTCAATTGAGCCAGAAGTGCCCGACTTACACCGGTGACATGAAACGTAAATGAGATGTGCTCAAGCACAGATCTGTGTCCAGTCGCTTTACATCCCTTAGCAATCCGGAAAGTCTCTGTTGGCTGCGAATCATAACAGATACTCGCTGCTTCCTCTACGATACTCAGCGGGTTCTGGTCCTCTTGAAATCCCGGCCGCCGGGAATATGCGATTAAATCAACGGTCATATTTGTTCTCCTTAATCTTCATCATGCCAATTTTCGGGAATATCTTTCTCGTCAATTACGATACAGTTCTTTGGCGCAACATTCGATATATACTTCCCATTTTGAATCTTAATCATTACGTTCATAATTGCGATAACTTTATGAATACTCCAAAGAACCCCGCGACTATTTTCAGTTCTGGCTCTAAGGACTGTATCACCAACATGAATTTCTTTTTCAAGTCTGTCAGTCATTTGATTCGTTCTCCTTAATAAAATCTTCCACAGTTTTCTTACCTGCCAGCACTTGTTTCATTTGGTCCGGCGACAATTT